AATACTCCTAAAGGACCTTATACTATCGCGGATCAAAGTGGAGTTAGAGTTTTAGATAAACAATTTGAAACACTTGAGGAAGCAAGAAATGCGGTAAAAGAAATGGGTGATTTAAGATTATCTGATTCTTCTACATTTCAAATATTTGGTGCACGTCCACCTAAAACTGCTGAAGGTGTAAGTAGACCAGCACCTAGTGTATCATTAGCTAAAGAAGATGATGTGCGTATGCCAGCTATGTTTTGGAAATCACGTGAAGAAATTGCTAATACAAAACAATCTGTTATGACAGGTAATCAATGGCTTGCTTATTTAAAAAATAAAGGAGTTGGTGATGTTGAACTTAAAGATACATCACTTGGTTTTCATTTATCATCACAACCAAATGCTAAAATTAATAAAGCTCAATTATTAGATGATTTTGATGATATCGCACCTCAAATAGAAGTTAAAATGTTAGGTTTACGTGATAGTAAATCTTCCATACAAGATGCAGTTAAATTTGTGGATGAAGTTATGAAAGCTCCTCCTGTTTACATGGATTTTAAAACTAGAAGAATACTTAATAGTCTTAAAAAACCTTTAAGTAAAATACGACAATCACAAGGTGCAACTCAAAACGATATTAATAGAGTTATAGAAACTTTAAACAAAGGATTTAAACAAGAGTTTGGAATAGATCAAATTATTGGAAAAGGGTTTGATCCTAAAATAAAATTACCATTTATGGCTAAAAAAACAGCTCTAATATTTGATGATATACTTAATCAAGGTGGTATTAAATTTAAAGCCACTGGAAAACCAAAACATGCTGGAGATCAGACAATGAGTGGTGGTTCTAACTACCAAGAAATGCTTTTTTCTTACAAACCTGGCCGTTATCGTCAAAATGACCCTATTTACAACGAAGGACACGATTTTGGAGGTCAAAGACCTTCTAATATGTTTGTTTGGGTGCGTTTTTCCGACAGAACGGACGAATATGGGCGAAAAATACTGTTTGTAGAGGAAATTCAGTCGGATATGCATGCCGGAGCACGTACTAAAGGTACTTATAGTAAAGGATATGCCCCAAGAGGTGATTTATACGACCCAGATACAGCAAAATTAAGACAAATACAGGACCAATTGCAAAATATTCAAGGAAAAGTGGATGATGCAGAGGGTTTAAACGTTGCAAAACTAAGAAAACAACAAGATAAATTGATTAAAGAGGCTGATAAGTTAAGTCCAGGTGGTAAAAAGTACAAAAGTAGTTCTAACATTCCAGAAGGCCCATTAGCCGATTCAAAAGACCATGGAAGGTTTATAATGCAATATTTAATGCGTGCAGCTAAAGAAAGTGGAGATTATGATGGAATAGCATTAGCTTCTGGTAAAATTAAAGGAGACGAAAAAACAGGATTTTATGATAAAATCATGATTCCTCAATTAAAGAAAATTTCTAAAAAAAGTGGTGCACCATTAACTGAAACTGTTATTGTGGATGGAAAAGGAATGCCATATGATAATATTCCTGTGTTGCTTTTAAAAGATAAAAAAGGTATAATACCGACAAAAGATATTTCTGTGTACAACAAGGGTGGATTAGTTGGCTGATCAAGGTAAAAATAATATAGATAAAGCATTAGAAGCGTTAAATTTAGGTTTAGACATTGAACCAGGTAATGGGGTTGATGTTGAAATGGAAAAAGAAGTAGAGTTTGATCCTTCTTTTGAAATTCAAGAAGATGGATCTGCTATAGTTCCAGAAGATACTACGGAACAAATTGCTACTGAACATAACGCAAATTTAGCTGATTTTTTATCTGAAACAGATTTAGATGGTTTATCTGGAGATTTAGTTAATTTTTACGAAAATGACAAAGATTCTCGTAAAGATTGGGAAGATACATACGTAAAAGGTTTAGACATGCTTGGATTTAAGTATGAAAATAGAAGTCAACCTTTTGAAGGCGCTAGCGGCGTTGTTCATCCTTTATTATCTGAATCGGTAACTCAATTTCAAGCACAAGCATATAAAGAATTATTACCTCCTAGTGGTCCAGTTAATTGTCAAATTGTAGGTGAAGTAACTCCAATGGTTGAAGATCAAGCAGCTAGAGTTAAAGAATTTATGAATTATGAATTGATGAACGTGATGAAAGAATATGACCCAGATATGGATCAATTATTATTTTATTTACCATTAGCTGGTTCAGCTTTTAAAAAAGTTTATTACGATGGAACATTAGAAAGAGCTGTAGCTAAATTTGTTTCCGGCGAAGATTTAGTAGTTGATTATTTTGCTACAGATATAGAAACTGCAAGCAGAATTACTCATTGTATAAAAATGAGTGGAAATGATTTACGTAAAAATCAAGTTAACGGTTTTTACAGTGACGTACCAGTTACATCAGGAGATGTAGACCCTAGTGAAGTTAGAGAAAAGATTAATGAATTAGAAGGTAACTCTCCACCTTACAGTACAGACAGCGAAGAGCATTTAATATTAGAAATGCATGTTGATTTAGATTTACCTGGATTTGAAGATCCAAGTGGAATTAAGCTTCCTTACATTGTTACTATAGATAAATATTCTCAAACTATTTTATCTATAAGACGTAACTGGGATGAAGCTGATAAAAACAGAAACAAAAAACAATATTTTGTACACTTTAAATTCCTCCCAGGCTTAGGCTTTTACGGCTTTGGTCTAATACACATGTTAGGTGGGTTATCGCGAACAGCAACAAGTGTTTTGCGGCAGTTAATTGATGCTGGTACACTCGCTAACCTACCGGCAGGATTTAAAGCACGTGGTATGCGTATACGTGACCATGATGAACCTTTACAACCCGGAGAGTTTAGAGATGTTGATGTAACAGGAGCTTCTATTAGAGAATCTCTTTTACCTCTTCCTTTTAAAGAACCAAGTGCAACATTATTCCAATTATTAGGTTTTGCTGTTGATGCTGGAAAATCTTTTGCTGCAATAGCAGATATGAAGATGGGTGAAGGAAATGAACAGAATCCAGTTGGAACAACATTAGCTATTTTAGAACGTGGAACTAAAGTTATGAGTGCAATTCATAAAAGAATGCACTATGCACAAAAAATAGAGTTTAAATTACTAGCAGACGTTTTTCAATCTTACTTACCACCAGAGTATCCATACATGGTTAAAGGTGGAGATAGAATGATTAAACAATCTGATTTTGATGATCGTGTTGATATTATTCCTATTAGTGATCCTAATATTTTTTCTATGTCTCAACGTATTATGTTGGCACAACAACAGTTACAATTAGCACAAGCTAATCCTCAATTACATAACGTAAGAGAAGCTTATAGAAGAATGTACATGGCAATGGGTGTAGATAATGTTGATGCAATATTAAAACCAGATCCTAATATGCCAACACCAATTAGCCCTGCAATGGAAAACGCAAAAGCTATGCGTGGGGAACAACCAAAAGCTTTTCCTAAACAAAATCATCCTGAGCACATGAAAGCACATGGTGATTTTATTTCTACACGTATGGTACAAATTAACCCACAGCTTTACGCTATGATGGAATCACATATATTAGAACACATTGCTTTACTAGCAGCAGAGCAAGTTGAAGCACAACCAGAAATTGCACAACAAAATCAGCAAATACAAATGATGTTACAACAAGCAGAGCAAAATAAACAATTAGCTCCACAGGCACAGCAAGCTCAACAACAATTTATGCAACAAAAAGAATCACAAATTGCTACAATTGAAGCACAAATGGTTAAAGAGATGGTAGAAGAAGAAAGAAAACGTGCTGATGAAATGCAAGATGACCCACTTGTTAAGTTAAAACAACAAGAAATTGATTTACGTGCATTAGAAACTATGCTTAAAACTAAAGAAGAAAAAGCACGTATAGAAAAAGATTGGACAATTGATTCAGAAAGAATAGACTTAGACCGTGATAAACTAGAGGCACAAGTAGGTGTTGATTTAATAAAAGCGCAGGCAGCAGAAGCTGATCTTAAAAGTAAGGAAAAACTGGCAACTTTAAAAGAAAACATGACTACTATAAGAGATGCTATGAAAGGTAATGATAATGGAAAGTCCGGAAAAAAAGATTAGAGAATTCATAATAAAAGTAGATGATCTAGTAGCTAAAGAAGCTAAGACAGTGGATGATCAACTTTTATTTTGTGCATCTATGGTTTCTGTGGTAAGAAACATATATTTAACGAATCTTGGTGTAGAACAAACCAATGTTATATTTGAACAGCTTGCGGCTAGTTTTCAAATTATGGATGACTTTTACCCAGAAGTAAAACCAACAATTCATTAGGAGGAATAAATGGTAGGTAAAGTAACAGTAAGGGGTCAAGGTCCTGTAAGAAGAAGACAAACTACTACTACTTTTAAAAAAGGTGGAAGAGTAAAATTATATAGAGGTGGAAAACCATCAGCAAGAACACGCCACATTGAAAACGAAAAAGAAGAAATTAGAAGAGTTGATCGTAACATTAGAAGAAACGAGGGATACAAAACTGGTGGAAGAGTTAAAAAATCAGCTGGGGGAAGACTAATTGCTGGTACTAAAAAAATGGGTGAATACATAAAAGATCCAAGAAGTGAAAGATCTGCTAAAATGAGACACATGATGGATAATCCAAAAAAACCATCTAAAAAATCACCAAATAGTCCTGATAAAAAGAAAAGAACACTTAGAGATACTTTACGACCTGGAGGCATGAAAAAAATGATGCCTAGAATGGGTGGTAAAGGCGCTAAAAATAAAAAATAATGAGCGGAGTAATTAAAAAAATATTGGATGCAGGTAAAAAGGCAAAAAACGTCATTAAGATGACTCCTGAGGAAATTGCTAGAAGGAAGAAAAATCTTTGGCGACTTAAGAAAAAAAAGGAAGCTTCCACAATATCAAGTTACAAAATTGATGAAAAAAAGGGACCTCACGACACCAGGCTAAAAGATTATGATGATTACTTAAAAAGTATGGAAAAAGAAATGAAAGAAAAAGATGGATGGGACCCGCTATTTGCTAAAGGTGGTTCTGTTACCAAGCAACGTCGTCTTTCCAAGCGTGGATGGGGCGTAACTAAACGAAAATAGGAGGAAATATGAAGTTATTAAAAGATCTATGGGCTCACTTGAAAGAGTGGAGCGATTGGGGAATGAAAGACTGGATTAAAGCCGGTATTGTTGCCCTAATAGTGATCATAGCATTACAATCAATGGTAGGTTAATGAGCGCTAGAGAAGATTATATTGCAAAAATAAACACCCAACCGACTACTCAATCAGGACCACCAAATTCTGGTCCAGGTAGTCAAGGAAATGTGAATACCAATCCATCAAATGACTGGATTGGTAGTTCACAAAATACAAGTGTTTACTATGGTGACTTACCTCAATCACAAGGAAATACGAATGTAAACGTAAGTAATCCTTCAGGAGGTAATTACCAAGGACCTACTGTAAATAATAATGATGGTTCTTCAGGATCTGATAATACTACAGGTTCAGGTGCTTCAGGTGGCACAGAAACTCCATCAGGAGCAGCAGGAAGTGGAATTACTAACCTTGCAGCTATTACTGCAGCACAGAAATTTTTAGGAAAACGTCAACCAGGTTTAGATGGTTTAATTCAAGATAATTTAGAAGATTATGGTTCCACAGCTGGTAGACTTATTACAAACACAGAAAACGCAGAATCAGGAAATTTAAATACAGATAGTAGTAGTGTATTAAACGACTTAAAAAACAAAGTAGATGGGTGGAAACAAAAAATAGATGATTGGAAACAAGTTGAAATAGGAGATAATACTCTTTCTCTAGAAGGGTCTTTAAATAATCCTAAACTTCAAATTGAAAGACCCATATTGTGGGGAGGAACAGGTTCAGCTAATATTGATACACAAGGAAATTGGGGATTTAATGCAACATGGCCGTTAGGTGGAAATAAAGCAAAAGGTGGACCAGTAGGAATTATGTCTTTACCAGAAGGTTATGCAGCTGGTGGACCAGTAGGTGTTGATCCTTCTGATTGGAGAATTATACAACAAATTATTGCAGCTGGCGGTAATCCAGAAGATTACGTAAACTAT